GCACGGTTGTGTCCATTCTTTTTGCCATATCTACACAAATATTTAATTGCGTTAGCATGACAGAAATCTTTTCCGATTTTAAGTGTCTTTAATAAATCTAAAACTTGAAAGCCTTTTTGATCACTTGAATAGTGTTGGCCATAAGTTGACTTAATATAATCACCAATCTCTTTTAAGATTTTATCTTCATTGTATTTCATAATATTATTATATCACTAAATTGCATTTGAGTCAACAGCCATTGATTGTAAATATTTCAATACATTCTCTGGCGAAGATACACTATATGGATCTCCATCATTGTTATCAACCTTACCAGGTTCCTCAAACATAACTTCAACAGTACCATCATTTACGATAGCAGCATAACGCCATGATCTCATACCAAAACCACAATCTTGTTTTTCTACAAGCATATCTACTTGATCTGTAAAGTCACCATTACCATCAGGTATCACTTTAACTTTTTCTAATTTTTGATTAGCAGCCCAAGCGTTCATCACGTAAGAGTCATTAATAGATAAACAATAAATGTCATCTATACCATGCTCTTTAAATACGTCATGTAATTTTTCGTAACCAGGTAGTTGTTGATTTGAACATGTTGGTGTAAATGCACCAGGTAGAGCAAACAATATTACTCTCTTACCTTTAAAGTAATTATCTGTACTAACATCTTTCCATTCACCTAATGATCTAGTTCTAAAACTAATATCAGGTAATCTATCACCTTTTTTCATATTATATTTCTCCTATTTAATAATCTAATTATACACGAATCACGTCAATTTGTCAATAGTCTATATACCTTGTAAACGAGAATCTTTTGATGTGATATTTTTAGTTGCTTTTGGTCTAGCAATCGAATCTTTTGATCTTTTTCTTAAAATAGCAGTTGCAGATTTCTTTGCTCTTGCCTCTTTAATAAACTTTGTTAGATCCCACTTAAAATTCATACACCCTCCTTTTTGAGTTAGGTGCGTTCCTTCAGCATATGCCTACTTCCGACTCGTTAGAGTTGAACGATATTAAGTATTTATGGGCGCCGAAGCGCCCACAATGTATTATTTAATTGATATTGTTCTAGGTTTTTTATGTTCTGGAACAACTCTCTCTAAAGACACTCTTAATAGTCCGTCTTTTAATTCAGCGCCTGTAACCTTAACGTCATCAGCGATTGTAAAAGACTTCTTAAAGTATCTTTTAGCGATACCTTTATGTAAGATTTCACCTTCAGAGTCTACCTTTTCTGTTTTCTTTTCATCTACTTTTTTAGATTCAACAGATAGTACACCTTCCTCAAGGTTTATGTCTATATCTTTTTTATTATAACCAGCAAGTGCGATTTGAATATCGTACTTATTCTTATCCATCTTAACTATATTATAGTGTGGAAAAGCCGTAGTTGAAATATGGTCTAATTGATGATCAAACATTGATTCAAAATGTCTGAAAGTGTCATCAAACCCTACGGTTAGTGGTCTTAATTGATTGAAAATTGATAGTGCTTTATTGGTCATGTAACCTCCTATTGTTAAGCAAAGTTAATTTTCTGACAACCCTATAAGGCGTTGTCTAGTATTATATAATAATTATTTATATAATTTCAAGTGCCAGTTTCCTTTTATCACGGAGTTAAACTGGCAAAGATCACCGTAGTTTAGGTAGATTTCTCTACCTTTATCTATACCCCTACAAGGTCTTACGAATCGCCTAGTAGTAATAATATATATAACATCAACACAGACGGCATAGAATATTTAAATTTTCTTTACTTTTACGCCTTTTACCATCTTATAACCTAGTATTTCATCATTTGCTTTTTGCAATTTTTTGATTATTTTACTACGTTCTTTGGCCTTTTCACGTTTTACTTCAGATGGTTTAGAAAAATATCTTTTATTTCTTATATCTTTAACAAGACCAGCCTTTTGTACTTTCTTTTTAAGTACTCTCATTGCCTTCTCTAAATTGCCACCTCTAACTTCTACAGTTATTGACATCTATTATTTACCTCCCATCTCATTTTTTGGTTGCCTTTCCCATACAGGTGGTTTGTCACCACCCACGTCATAGTCGTGGTATGTATTGGGTTTGTAACTTTTGTAATCAGGTGTAGGTGCTTTACCTGTAACACCTTTCTCAATGTCTTCTTTTGTATAAGCAGGTTTCTTACTCTTATCTAAACTACCTAACACAGCAGCTGCACCAGGTTTTAATTTCTGTACTTTGCCACCCTTATCTAAAAATTTTTTCATCATATCGTCACGTTCTTTTTGTGACATCTTTGGTTTTTTATCTTCTATATCATATATTCCCATTATACTCTCCCTAATAAGTTTAACTTGTGGCCCTTTCGGACCACAAGCGGACTTACACTATGGATAGATTTAGACAGAAAAGTCATCTTCACTATCTTCCTCACTATCATCGGATTTCTTTTCTGATAATATCTCTGCCTCTTCGGCTGCCTTCTTATCAGAAAGAATCTGTTCTACTGAAGCACCACTATCTACTTTTGAATATAGATCAACAAATGATGTTTTAGTATCATCATCAAATCTATTTGTACAGACAGCGATTGCCTTCATTTTATTTCTAAAGATACCATATGCTTCTGCAATATGGACAAGTCTTCTGGTACTTATAATCTCATCAACGCCGCCATCATTATAAGTCTTTCTTATAACGTCAGCCCAAGTCACTAGATTATGAGCAAATTTAACATCTGATTTACCAGCAGACTTTAGTTTCTGAGCAACAATTTTTTCTTCTACTTTAGCAGTAGGATATTGTTGTTCAAATGTAACTGGGAATCTTTCTAAAAATGCCTCGTTAAGTACATTAGTACCGATAAACTTACCGTCATCACTACCTTGACCTTTAGTGTTAGCAGTTGCAATCACATTAAAGCCAAGTTTAGGTTTAACAAACTTGTTTATCTTTTTAACATAGACACCTGAACCTTCAAGGATAGGTTGTAAACACATTATTTTATTACTTGCGAGGTCAATCTCATCAAGTAGTAAAACAGCGCCTCTCTCCATCGCCTCAATAACAGGACCATTTTGCCATACGGTCTGACCATCTTTAAGTCTATAACCACCCAACAAATCATCCTCATCGGTTTCAATCGTAATGTTACATCTAATCATCTCACGTTTTGATTCAGCACATGCCTGTGTAACAGCAAGTGTCTTACCATTACCAGATAAACCAGTAATGAAAACAGGATAAAACTTTTTAGATTTTACGATATTTTTAATATCTGCATAATTACCAAAGTTAACAAAGTCTGTATCCTTAGCAGGAACTACATTGTCGGTCAATGAAGACACGATATAAGCAGCCTTTGTATCATTGGAAATTTTAGTATCAGTTGTATCAACTGTGGTTGTATCATCCATAGAGTCAACATTAAGAGTATAAACTCCTCTATCAACTTTGTACTTGTCTGATTTTAACCAAGAAGGATTTTTGATAACCTTCTTTTTAACAAGAGCATTAATCTCTGCCCTAGTCACCGTATCTTTATTGTAAGTATCTTTTAATACTTTCAACACGGTTTTTTGTGTTTTGTTTAACTCAATCATTATATAAGTCCTTTCATATTTAAGTTATACATATATGCTATCATTTTTTTGGGTAAAAGTCAAGCGAAAAAAACCCTTCATTTATGCGATCCTTTTGATAAAGTTTTGTAGTAATACTCTGGAATTGATTCGATTCTTCATTCCCGACATAAACATCTTTTTAAGACTTCTCTTATTGGTTGAATCTGACTCAAATACTTTATTAGCAACTCTAGTGCCAGAGTTAACATAAAAGTAAACATCATAAGCAGTATTGTAATCAGCAATAAATTTGTCTTTAGTAAACATTTTTCTAGCCAACATCTCTTTATTGTAAGGTACTCTTAACTGATATTGTAATTCTCTATATTTTGAAACTAGATAGAAACCAATAGTCTGTAAATCATATTTCTTTTTTAAGTATCTTAACATAACACTTGTAAAATCTTTTTTCTCTAGGTAATAACTACCACATTCTACATATCTGCCGTTCAGTTTAAGGTATAAGTCATCATGCCCTGGTCTATTCATTGAATTAGAAGCACCGTCTGTTAAAGTAACAAGTGATAATTTATCAGTATTGTAATCTTTTTTAAACTTTTTGATTATGTGATCCATACCCACAAGTGATTCATTAAGTGGTGTAGATGATAGGTAGTAGTCACCTGAAATACTAGGTACTGACATATCTTCAGCCATCTGATCACTTCTTCTCCATCCGTAGTAGTCACCAAAGTACATTGCAGCCCTATGTAATACAGTAGCACATCTCATATAATCAACTTTTGATTGTTTATGTGAAAACAATTGTACAAGTTTTGTAGAAGCGTCTGGTTGAATAGTTTTATTAGTTACAGAAAAACCAGATTTAGTATAGTCATCTTTGGTTTCTCTATGATTATTCATAAACGCATATACTGAAAAAGGTATATTAATCTTTTTACAGAATAAAGTTAAGTTCAATAATTGTTCTACAGTAGGTAGAATATGTTTTTGCATTGAACCAGACCAATCAAGTAATAAAATCATACCGTGATTTTTTTGATTAGGTACTGTAGTAATCTTTTTAAATATATCTTCAGCAAATTTATAACTATGTAATTTTAGAGGATCAATAATACCTGTTTTATCCTGTGAAGCACGAGCATATAACTTAGCATTTTTTTTCATCTCAAATTCTTTAACTAGATAATTAACTACATTAGAAGACTCTTTAATAAAATTTTGAGTTCTAACTTTTGCCTTATTGATTTGTTGTTTATCATATTCAGTATTATGGTGTTGTTTATCATAAACCATAATATCTCTAATAAACTTCTTGTAAGGAATAATTAGTTTTTTAAGATCAACTTTAGGTAGTTCAGCATAACATCTACTATGAGCAGAGTCGTCTGTAATACCCTTAACTGAATTTTCATAATTGTCAGCAGTTAATGCTCTCAATTCTGTAGGTGTATTGTCAGGTAACCCAGCACCGTTACCACCAGTTTGATTTGATTCTTTTTTCTTTGCCTTTTCATCAGCGTCATCTGACTCTGATTTTTTATCTAACCATTCATCTAATTTTTCGTCTGTAGATTTATCTGAATCATTACTATCGGTTTCTGACTCATCACCTTTTTCACCTGATGGGTCTTGTTTGTAAACTTTTTGTAATTCAGGTTTCTTCTTTAATTCATCTTTACAATAACCAAGTATATCTTCAGCAAGTTTACACACGTCATCAAAACTTTTACATTTATCAACAGCGTCAACTAATATTTTTTCTTTGTTAGTAAATTTGAAATCTAATCTTTTTGAAGACTTATAGTATAGGTTGATTTTATCAATCAACGCATAACTCATAATATCTTTACCTTTAGTACCAAAGAAGTTATCCTTGTACATCTTATCAAAACCTTTTAGGTAGTCATCAACTAGACCAGGATATTTCTTTTGTATTAACTTGTCAATTCTAGCGTCTTCAATAACGTTAACAAATGACTTAAATTCTTTAGTTCTTTTTGCCATCTCTTTCCATGAATCAGATGGTGTATATAAAGCATGGGATACTTCGTGTCCCACTAACATGTCATAAACATGTTTACTTTTTTGTTCTTCTTTAAATATAGGGATTGTTAATATTCTATTGACTACATCAAACGAAGCAGTTTGTACTTGGTTTTCTTGTACTTCAATATTTTCAGTAGCAAGCAACTTTGCAAGTTGCGATTTATTTTTTATAGTGTTTTCTTTTGTCATATATACACTTATGCTATACTAAAACGCTTTAAAAGTCAAGCGTTAAAAACCTAGTAAATACGTGGTATAAATGAGAACAAAACGAGAACGACTTGGAATTTACTTAACTCCTATGAAGATTGGCTCGTATTTTCTGCCTGGAATGTCAGGTCTTGCGAATCGTCCTATATAATTCTGTGATTGTTTCTTTTCTGATTCTGTGCCTTCTAGTGTAGATTGTACCTTTGTTCCTTGTTGAGTTGATAAAGATAACCACCAAACTTGTATATCTTTAAATCCTGCCTCAACCATACAATCGTAGGTGTCTTCTTCAAAGGTCTTATATGATTTTACATTTGCAACATTGAAACCTGCATATTTACCTGGTTTCAAACCTGTGTGTGCGTTCTTAATAGTCTGTAATAAGAAACCATTACGCCATGCGTCTTGTTGTGGGAATTTATTAAATGATTGTTCTTCTTCATCACCGTATTGTTCGTGTCCTAAATAAGGCGGCGATGTGAATACAAAATCTAAAGTATTTTGAGCAGGTATATAAGTTTCACTACCTTGTTTTAGTAGTACATATTTTTTGTGAGCATGCCCATATTGATCTCTAATCTTTTCTAAACCTGCATATGTAGGAACACAAGGGTCTGTGCCTATGTAATTTACCCCAGCTGCAATTGCACCCATTAAACGACCACCATAACCCATACTAGGATCCCAAACTGTACCTGCTTC